CAGTGCTCAGCGACACCGGAGATCAGGCCATGGTCATGCTGCGGCTGCCGGTGCTGGAAGAGACCGGGCTGATCGTGCCAGGCAAGTTCGTGCGGTACGTGGACGGATCGGTCCAGCGTATCGGCTTGGTGCGCTCCATCGGTGTGGAAGTGGGCACACCACAAGCTTGGCAAACCATTGAGGTGGAAACCCATGACTAAGGTACTCAATCGGCTGCTGGATCTGATGCCCACCAGCCCGTTGCAGGTGGGCGAGGTGGCCGATACCGGTGGCGGCATGTCCACCGTGACCCTTCCAGGTGGTGGCAGCGTGGTGGTGCGCGGTGCGGCCACCATCGGATCCAAGGTGTTCATCCGGGCCGGCAGCATCGAAGGCCAGGCGCCAGACCTCCCCATCCAAACCGCCGAGGTGTAGCCATGCAGCCCGCCACCATCAGCCCCGCAGAACCAGGCTGCGGGGAGTGCGCTGCTGCGCTCAAACACCCCCAACACGGCCTGTACATGCTGCAGTGCCACGGCTGCCAGGCTCGCATGCTGTCTTTCGGCCAGCCGGCGTGGCAGGCGCTGAGCGCCCCGGAACCCACCCGAGACCCTGAGCCCTTGCGGCTGGCCCTGCTTTCCACGTTCGGCGAGGCCGGCTACCTGGCAGGCCGGCGCCGCCTGTGGAGCTGGGTGCAGCTGCGCGCAGCCGCAGCAGCTCAACCGCCGAACTGACCCCATGAGCACCACTCTCGCGCTCGGCCTTTGGGCCGTGGCGCTGCTTTGCCTTGCCTGGATCACCAGGCCGGGCCGCCGCCGCTCGCCCCCATGGCTGGGGCATCAACCGAAGGACCGTCAATGATCGACGAACACGTAGCCCCCAACTTCTGGCTCAGCGAGTTGCTGGCCAGCGACACCGCCACACGCTTGGGCTTGGACAACATCCCCGATGCCCAGGCCCTGGGCAACCTGCGCAACATCCTGGCGCCAGGCCTGCAGCGCCTGCGTGATCTGCTGGGCGCCCCGATCAGCGTGAGCAGCGCCTACCGCAGCCCTGCGGTGAACCGGGCGGTGGGTGGCGCGGCCTCCAGCCAACACATGCTGGGATTGGCTGCAGACATCCGCTGCGCCTCTTTTGGTCCGCCCAAGGCCGTGGCCAAGCGCTGCATGGAGCATGCATCCTCGCTGCGCTACGACCAGCTCATCTGGGAGGGCACCTGGGTGCATATCTCGTTTGTGCCGGGTGTACCGCGTGGCCAGGTGCTCACGGCGCAATTCAGCGGCGGCAAGGCCACCTACCTGGCGGGGCTGGCATGAACATGGAGCAAATCAGCAAGTTCCTGGGCAAGGCTGCCCCATGGCTGGCGGCGGCCTCCACCGGCCCGGCAGGCCTGGCCGGCATGGCCATCAAGACGATCGCCACATCGTTGGGCGCAGCGGATGAAAGCGCTGAAAGCGTGGCCTCTGCGCTGGCCGGTGCCAGCCCCGAACAGCTGGCCGATCTGCGCAAAGCCGACATGGAATTCAAGGTGCGCATGCAAGAGCTCGGCTTCAACAACGTGCGCGACCTGGCCAAGATCGATGCCGATGACCGCGATAGCGCCCGCAAGGCCAACGTGGCCAGCGGCACTAACTGGGGCCTGTTCTGGCTATCGGTGCTGCTGCTGGCTATTTGCCTGGGCTCTGAAGTGGCCCTGCTATTCAGGGGTTACCCGGTGGGAATCCCCGATCTGGTGGTGGGTCGCGTGCTAGGAATTTTTGACGCCATCGCCATGGCGGTGATGGGCTACTGGTTCGGTACCAGCGCCGGCAGCGCCCGCAAAACCGATCTGCTCGCGCAGACCTCGCCTATGAAGTAGGCGGAAAAAGACAGGGCGACCGCTCGTGGTGTTAGAGCACCCCGGGCGGCCACCAGACCACAGAGAGAGCCTGTGAGCCCAGCCAAGGCCCTGCCACCTCCCGGGAGGCGGGGCGAGTGTAACGACCACCACACTGGACCCTCATCATGGCCACCCCAATCATTCCGTGGATCGGCGGCAAACGCCGCATTGCTGACCACCTGATCCCGCGCTTCCCAGCGCACAAGTGCTACGTCGAAGTGTTCGCCGGCGGCGCGGCCCTCTACTTCCTGCGGCCTCCGGCCGATGTGGAGGTGATCAACGACATCAACGGCGAGCTGGTGAACCTGTACCGCGTGGTGCAGCGCCACCTCGAAGAGTTCGTGAGGCAGTTCAAATGGGCGCTCACCAGCCGCCAAGTGTTCAAGTGGCTGCAGGAAACGCCCACGGCACCTCTCACCGACATTGAGCGCGCCGCGCGCTTCTACTACCTCCAGCAGCACGCCTTTGGCGGCCGGGTGGAATCCCAAAGCTTCGGCACGGCCACCACCGCGCCGCCCGTGAACCTGCTGAGGATCGAAGAGCAGCTCAGCGCGGCCCACATGCGTCTGTCTGGCACTACGGTGGAGCAGCTGCATTGGCGCGATTGCCTGAAGCGGTACGACCGCCCTCACACCTTCTTCTACATGGACCCGCCGTACTGGCAGACCGAGGGCTACGGGGTTGATTTCCCCTTCACCGAGTACCAGGCCATGGCCGAGGCGATGCGCAGCCTGCAGGGCAAGGCCATGATCAGCCTCAACGACCACCCGGCCATCCGCGAGTGCTTCGCGGGGCTGCACATGGAGTCGTTGGACATCAGCTACCAGGTTGGCGGGGGAGGGCGCGCCGTCGACCGCAAAGAGCTGGTGATCTGGTCATGGGATCCGGTGGCGGAGCCGGCGGGGTTGTTCTAAAAAGTGGGGCCCCGTAGGGCCCCACCGAACGCCTTACTTTTTCTTGGGAGCCGGCGGCGCAGGCACCTTGCGGTGCTCGATGGTCGTCGTGCTCGGATGGGCCTTCGCGTACTTTTCAGTCACGATTTGACCGGTCTTGGCGTCACGGGGCATTACCACGGTTTTGGTGGCCATGTTTCACTTTCTGCCCAAAGTGGGCTTAAAAAATTCCCATGGAAGGAACCGTGAAACAACCGTAGGATTTCGCTTGAAGACTTGATCCGTAAGGTTCGATCTTGCCCCTGGGAAACTGAGGGCAGAAGGGGCCGGTAGTTAGCGCTGCCGGCCTTTTCACGTTCGGGTGCAAGCGTAGCACGCGACCCTGCATCTAGTGCGGAGTTTTCCCTTCAAACACTAGCCGTAGTGTCTGAGGGGGAAAAAGACAGATGGTGGGTGCGCGGGCAGGAATGGGATCGCACGCTTAGGCGGAGCGTCGACGTTTGCGACCAGCGGAGCCACTTGGGAGTCGAGGTGGCTCGTTGCCGATTCGCAAAATCCTGTCGAGAAGCGGTAGTGCTTGCGGATCTCGCTCTTTGAAGTACCTTTCCGCGCGCTCTGGCATCCACACCTTGTGGATGAACTGGCGGAATGCTCCAAGGTGCTCTATGGGGTACAGCTTGGCATCGACTACTCGCCCATCCGGGAACTCGTGTTCATAGGTGGGCAGGCTCTTGGTGTCCAACCTGAGTTCCTTGCGAAGGAAGTTGCAGAACATCAGGCCCTGGGAGATGTCCGGCACCATGTCCTCGGGTAGCGTATATCCCTGGCTTTCCAATGGGGCGATGAGCGTGAGCGTCATCTCCTGGAGGATCGAGAAGTGTGTTGCCGGCACCTTCGAATAGTTCAGCATGTGGCGCTCCAGGTGGTACGGCAGTTTCGCGGGGTCTCGCGGCGCAGCCTTGCCGGACATCCACTCGTACACCCACTGAGACACCCGGGCGGCGAATTCGCCGGAGAGCCATTGCGCCAGGTTGATGGCGACTTGCGGGTGTACCCAAACGTCGCGTTTGCCATCTGCCCTGGCCATCGTCTCGGGGTACAGCTCAGCCTCCGGAATGCCCAGTTGGGCTGATAGAGCCCTCAGGAAATGCCCGGATGCCTCTTCGCGTCGATACTGGTACCAATGCTTGCCGGCTGCTGCACACAATGCTGATGCATTGATGTAGCCGTCAGCGGATCGCTGCTGAATGATGGACTCTTCGATCTTGCGCTCGATGAGCTGAAGTGAGTACTGGTGTTTGGGAGCTTTGTCCATGATTTGTGAAGAACAAAGCATCGGCGTGCTGTCAAGACTTTACTTATGAAGTCTCGACAACCATAATCGCCGACGCACTAACGATGAACGGTGCATCGACCAGCTTTCTCAGGGCGGAGGTCTTTGCACCACGTAGTACCGAATCTGTAGCACCCCCTCAGGGGTGCTATTTTTTCGGAGTCGCAATTGTAGGCCTTTTTCTTGCTTAGCATACTGAGCTGAAGGCTTGTTGCTTTGCGAGGGCGGGATAACGCGACTGGATAAGCTTACAGCAGTCGCGGGCTTGTCGCAAAAGTCACACACCCCCTTTGGGAGGGAGTTCGCCACCTGTATGAGGGTTGTTTTGTACGCCTTCCTCGTGTATGGCGAGCGAAATAGCACGGTGCGGTCTGATCTACCGAGGAGTGTTGTCATCCTCGTCATCGGCTCCTACGGCTCGCATCCAAAAGGCGCAGCCTCGGCGGGCGCCAGCGTTCACTGGATTTAGTCGAGGGTGCGTGCATAGGATCAAGTCGTCTTTGATCTCGCGCCCGAAGTGCTCGCAGGTGTAGCAATTCGCGCTTTTTGGTTGGGTGCTTTGCAAGAGATGGGTTGTTCCAGTCACTGGACAAGCATACAGCTCAATGTGGGGGAACTTTTTGACCACATTAGTGCTGCCGGCGCCTGTCACGCGGCTGGCGCGGTGCTTTTTCCCTCTATGAGCGGCGCTAGCGCATAGTTCGCACGCTCCACTTAAAATCCGCCGCCTCTAAAAGGGCATACGGGTTCAAGTCCCGTCCCGGGCACCAATTTTTTTTGCTCTAAACACTGGACATTCGTTCAAAGCGCGCTAGAC